CAGGACTCGGCGTGGACGACTCCCTTCCTGGGGAACCGTTTCCAGATAGCCGACGACGTTCATGTAGCCCTGGATCTTCGTCGACATGTTCTTCCCCTGCACCCAGGGTTGGAGCTTCATCTCACCCGTGATGGGATTCTCTAGCTCCTGCGGGTGAGCGGTGATCCCAAGATTGAATCCGGGGATCGAGACCATATTGCGCACCCACGTCTGCAGCCGCCACATATTGATCCCGTACTCGCCCTTGTCGAGTGAGTACTTGGCCCTGTGGGGCTTCTCCGCGATGACACCTTCCCAGATGTCGTCCAGACCCGCATCTTGGAACAGGCTGATCGAGTCGAGCCAGATCCAATCGAAGTCCTTGGCGCCGTCGTGCCTAGCGTACTCCTGGACGTTGTTCATCTCAGCCCAGTCGTACACCACCCATTCTTCGGCGCCAGGGATGCGGATCGAATCTGCGTGGTCAGTCGGCGGTCGTACGATCAGAGTCGTGTAGTCGCTCTCGCCGATCATCTTGGTCTTCCCGTTGCCGGGCGGACCATACAGCAAGAAGCAGATCTTGTGACTCATACCGACTGGTCGGATTTCCTTTGGTTTCGCCATCACCTCACTTCCTCTTTCTGAACGCCATGTAGAAGCACCAAATTGCGATTAGGAACAGCACAACCAGAAACCCGATGAAGACTCCGATTGCTTGTTCGTTCGATAGGCTGTCTATTACACCTTCTCCGCTGACTCGATTTCGTGTTGGCTATATGGGTCGTACTTCTCCGTTGTCGCCTCCACGAAGCGCTCCCAGTCAGCACCAGTCTCGTGAAGCTCGCATGCGTCGAGCCAAGGGCAAGATGGGCAGTTGAAGATCGACGGGCTCTTGTCGGCCGGTAGAGTACCCGCGCGAACCATCTGCATCTCACGGTTGTCGTTCATTGCCCTGCGCCGGACGCGCTCGCGGTCGTCCAATGATCTGAAGGTCGGCTCGCGATGGAAGACGGCCGCCTGCTGCCTCTTGGAGACAGAACCGTCTTTGTTCAGAGCGTGCCCTTCAGCGTCGCGCGGCCGATCATCGCGGCGCGCCCGGCGCAAGTAGTTGACCATTAGGCCAGATAGGTCCTGGAAGTCCTTGTCCTTGAGAAGCCCCTGCTCCTTGATCCACTCGGTCCCGAACGTCCAATAGGACCCAAACTGCTCGTTCAGCCCGAGGGCTCGCAAGTTGATGCTGCCGGTCGTCTTGTGGTCCCAGATCCAGATACGGTCCTTGGGAATCTCCCGCATGATGAGATCGAGGATGCCCGCGTACGTGAACAAATAGCGCCCATTGCGCGGGTTGTAGACCGGGACGCGGAAGGGCTGCTCGGTAGCGAGCACCTCCCACCCCTTGTCATCCCCATAACGCTCGATGTACATTTCGAGCATTTCGACGCCGAGGTCAAGGGCGTTGATCCACTTCTCGTCGGCATCAGGATCGCCGTCCTCTCCATAGACGACGAACTCTCCAGCGGCGGTGATGTCCCGTTCGTACGCCGCGCGGAAGGCAGGCACAAGCACCTTCGGCTTGCGCTTCTTTCCTATGACGTAGTACTCAGCAAGGGCTTCGTGAATCAAACTCCCAAATCGAAGGACAGGACCATCACGACGTTGACGTAGTTGGCGATTGAAAGAGAGATCCCACATCCACCGGCACTTCTTGAATGCGGACCTCTCCGATGTACGGACAAGGCGCTCTGCAGGCAAGAGAGTCCACTCTCCCGATCCACTCTTGGTTTGTAGTTGTATACTAAGCTTGAGAGAGAGGCCCGGTGCCTCCCCCTCAACCGCGGAGTGGATGACACGGTCTTGGAGGAGGCTTCCCGGTGGCGCGCTAGCTAGGCGACGCTTCCCGCGAGTATACTACGTTCCATGACCCCCAGGGGAGCGTTTACGCGCCTACTTTATCCCTGTACGTACCTACTGACCCCCTATGCCGCAAATGGCCTAGACGATGGGATAGGGCACAGAATCGTGAGCGGAAGGCTCCGACGGGCAGTTGAATTGTGGGCGTCGCCCTGAGATGCCATATCCATCACCATTCTAGCCCATTACACCGCCAGTCCCCCGCGAATCAGCGGGTGGCCCTCGGGCACCGCCACGGCCCGTAACGCCAGCTTGTCATAGCCGTTGGCGATCTCCTTGGCGTTGGCCTCCGACTCCGACCAGACGAGCACGTTGGGCTCGCCCCAGTCGATGGCGACGACGGCCCAGCGCTTGATCGGCTCGCCGCACTTGGGGCAGTACGTGCCCGTCGAGTTCGGCAGCGGATGGCCGCAATGCTTGCAGAGATCAGCCATCAGACCTTCTCCGGCTCCTTCACTGGCTCAGGGCTGCGCTCAGGCTTGGGCTCGGGCGCGGGCATGGGCTCCTTTCGCGGGAGCGGCGGGCTGATCGGGTCCGACTTGATGCGCCGCTTCTCCTTGCCGATGTCCATCAGGCAGCCTCCGTTTCTCTCATCGTGTATGGGTTTTCGAGCAGGACCGGGACGCCGTACCGCTCCAGCGGCTTGACTCGCCGCCAAGCGAGGTTCGAGACATAGATCATGACGGGGTATGCGAACTGACTCCGCCAGCCGTCCGATGCCTCAATGATCTCTCCCCAGATGGCGACTCGGCCCCACGCACCCAGGTGGTGGTAGCCGTTCTTCTGGAGCTTGACTAGGGTCTTGGTCGAGTAGAGCCCGCACGAGCAGCGCTCCCATGGGACACGCTTGTGGGACTTACCGGCCGAGCATTCTGCCTCGAACGGCTCGCCCGGAACCCATATGTCCCGGTCGTTCACCGACCTGAGGACGCCCTTCTCGACGACCCAGCCACGCCATCCGTAGAACTCTGACGGGTAGAGGGGAGTCTCGTCTCCATCTTCCAGGGCCTCGGCGTCAGACACCAGGGAACTCCTTATTCAACCGCCACTTCTTCTTCACGGTTTCGACCTCCAGTAGTGCCGCGACGCGCTTGACGGATCGCTTCGTCAAGCCTGAGTCTATCGCCGCGTCCATGATCGCTTCGATCTTCATCGGTCCTTCGCGCAGCTGGGCAACGAGCCACTCAGCTATGGCTTCGAGCTTCTCGTCGTTCAGCAGGCCGGGCTGAGCTTGGAAGACCTTGTGAGGCGTAGCCGTCGTGTTCCCGAGATACGTCAGGAACGCAGCGTCCGTCTCATCGTCCAGGTCTTCCACATCGAGCTCAAACCTCAGCCCGGGCCGGTGAGGCGCGATGTTGCACTTCAGCTGGACCATCAGGCGCTCGTCGATGTCGTCCGGCGACTCACCGAACAGATACGCGCATCGGACCATGGCGCCGATCCCGCCGCCCGCGCCGCCGATGGCGTTCTGAGGGTCGCCCTTCATATCGACGTTCTTGATGATATGGTGGACGAATAGGAACGACACATTCGTGTCGTCCGCCATATCCCTGAGCGGCCCGAGCGCCTCGCGGATCGCCGTGGTGTTGTAGATGCTAGCCCGGGTATGGCTAGCTATCGGGTCCATGACGACGAGTGCCGCGCCTACCCGGTCAACCTCAGACCTCAGGGCCCGGAGGTCACGCGGCAGGCTAACGCCCTTCTTCCAGATGTGGACGTTATCCATATTCGCCCCGGCAACCTCCAAGCGCGGGACGAGCGTGTCGTCTGCGTCGTCCTCGTGGGACGACATGATAACCGCGAAGTTCTGGCTAACCTCCGCGGTCACCAATGTTGTGAGGAGCGACTTCCCCTTCTCAGGGCGCCCCGCCACCACCACGAGCTTCCCCTCAGGGATGTGCTCTCTCCAGAGCCACCTGACGGGCTGGCGCTTGATCTTCGACGCCTTCGTGGTATATTTCGGCCTTTTGAAAGCTTGAGCCATATGAACCTCCTTTTGATCGTTTACCGACGGCTCCCCCGGAGCTTAGCGGACGATCATAAAGAGAACCTAAAGCGAAGCGAGGTATGTGCGGAGTTGAACGTACCGACCAGGGCCCTCGCCCACATCAGGCGGAATCCAGAACTCAGCGTCCAGGAACCAGTCTGCGCAGATCGACAGCATCTGGTCGAGCCCGATCATTTCCTTGGTTTGCCTCAGGTCGAGCGAGTCGAGGCACAGCGTCGCCTCGGCACAGAACAGGGGCATCGCCCCGTGCGCGAGGCAATGCTTGCACCATGCCAGGCTGACCGGGAACGCCGGCACGCAAGCCACCCCGACATAGTCGGGCGACCCGCAAAGGTCGCACCTCATGTCAACACCTGTCACTTCTTCATCCCCTCCTTGACGATAGCGCGGGCCGTCTGGTAGCGGGCCATCCAGCCGAGCAACTGCATGCGCTCAACCTTGTATCGCTTCATGATCTCCTTCGATGTCTCCTTCTTCCTGATCGCCTTGGACTCCCTGAGCCTCTTGAAGTGCTCGTAGTCCTTGATGATCTCTTTCGCCATCGGTCTCCCTTCTGATGATTCGGAGGATCGCCTCTGCGTGGGTCAACTAGAAACCCGCATCCTTGATGCCGGCTTCCTCGGCGGCCTCGATGCCCTTATTCAGCGCATCCCTGTAGCGCTTTGCCTGGGAGATAGACATCGAGTTGCTTGTCTGCGACGGCGGATCGCCAGTCTCCATACCCAGGTGGATCGGAAGACCATTGCCGCCGTCCTTGACCTTGACGATGGCCCGCTGCTGATACGGGCCGTACTGATCGTGAAAGAAAACCTGCTCGCTAGCCATTCCACTCTCCTTTGGCTAGGCCGGGTCGGTGACTTCTTCGACCCGGATGATCTCCTCGATCGAGGCATCCGAGTCCATCATCTTGACGTAGACGCCCTCGCTGAGCTGCTCCTTGGCCTGGTCAGGGCTCTCCGCATAGACGTCATACGAGCGGTACACCGTCTCCTTGACGTCGATCCTCCACAGCTGAATGTTCTTCATTCTTCCTCCTTCTCGTATTCATCAATCAGCAGCTCCACACCTTCGGCTGCCTTACGGACCAGATGCGTAGCCGCATGGAAGAACTCCGCAGCGGCAGACATCAGGTTATGCTGGTCTTGAGCCGCCCGCCGACTCTCTGATGCCGTAGCCCACTCTGGGGCGGGCGGCGGTCGATGGTCCTTACGAGCCATTGCCCTCCTTGAAGATTTGGCGGCGGATGTCCATGATGTTGTCGTTCGTGACTGCCTTCCCTTCGTTGACCTCGTGGATTGCTTCCTCGACCGTATCCCTGGAACGGTAGTAGTAGCACATCACCTGGTGAATCCGCGAGATGCGGTGAATTCGATCCTCCATCTGTTCCTGATCGTCAGGGTTCCAAGTCTCGTCGAGAATGTGAACTGTGTCAGCCCGGTCCAAGGTGATTCCGACTCCGCCAGCCGTAGTAGTGACGGCAATAACGCGAGGGCTATCCACCCCAGATTGGAACCGCTTGACGATGGCTTTGCGATCTTTTGCTTTGGTGTCACCGGTTATCAACTCCGTCCGGATGCCGCGCGAATTCAACTGCTCGGCGATCCAATTGATGAAGACCTTCGACTGACTCGCGACGACCGCGACGGCATCGCCGGTTGGGTCCTTAGGGTCGATGCCGATCTCGTTGAGACGCTCGATCAAGGGCTCGAGCTTGCCGCTCGCTTTCGGGATCAGGGCTCCGTCCACGATCTGCCTCTGGGCCGACGCGAACTGCTTCAGGCGCGCGTACTCCGCCAGTACGCCAACCGCCGAGAGCCGCTCGCCATCGATGCGAATCTCGGCGTTCTTCGCCATCTGCTCGTACTGCTTCTTCTGCGCCGGCAGCATTCGGCACCAGACGTCAATGTGCTGCTTCGGCGGCAGCTGCGGGAGCACTTCCGACTTGAGCCGACGGACGATGTACTCCGCGTGTGCCGGATAGAACTCATCCTCGCGCTCCGGCCGCATCTTGCCGATGTCCCGTCCGCCAAAGTCGTTCTTGGTGACTTCGAGCCACTGCCCCGCCCAACGCCATTTGGAGGTGAAGACAGTCGGATTGATGTGGTTGAGAATGCCCCAGAGCTTGATCGGCTGGCCACCGATCGGCGTGCCCGACTGGACGATGGTCTTCTGGCGCTTGATTGACCGGACGGCCCGACCGAACTGCGTGCCCTTGGTCGGGTCGCCCGACACATTGGTCAGGCCCATCTTCTGAAACTCGTCGACAATCAGCGTGCCCCAGTTCGTCGCCAGCAGGGCTGCGTCCAGACCCTTCCTGACCTGGTCGGGCGTCGTGACGAACCAGAATGGCTCCTTGCGCTTCTTGTGGCCGAGAATGCGTCCGAGACTCGTGAGCCAGTCCACAGTGTCGCCCGATAGGACATACACCGGATCGTCAGTCCACTTCGTGACCTCTAGCTCCCAAACCGTCTCCAGCAAGGTCTTGGGAGCGATCACCATCGTCGGCTCTCCGTCCAGCCCGGCCTCGAAGACAGCGGCGATGGCCTCGACCGTCTTGCCCAGTCCCTGCTCGTTGAAGTTGCCCGCGCCCGTCGTCTGGGCGAGGAACGCCACGTCCGCCCGCTGGAACGGACGGAGGAACTCATACAACTTGGGCAGCGCAAATGGGAGCTGCCTTAGCTCGGCATCGTCGGCCTTGGCCAGTGACTGGAGGTTCCGGCTCTTGTTACGTGCCTCCTTGCCCCACTTCTTGACCTCCGGACCCAGTTCCAGTCCTTCGCCAAATACGCGCCGCAACTCGCGGGCTGAGGTCATGTCCTTCGGGATCGTCCAGAACGGACCGCCCTTGTCGCGCGGCACGAAGCGCGCCCCGTTGACTTCTTCCTTCAGGGCTGCTACCACGCCGGCGTCATAGCGGAAGTGAACCTCGATCCGCCTGCCGTCTTTCGACAGCTCGCACCGCGCTGGGTAGTTTAGGGCCAATGCTTCCCTCCATTCTCGGATTCGTGAGTCGTCTCCAGTTCGGAACTGGAACTTGTCAAAGCTCAATTATCCCTCCGTGAAGCTGGCCGTTGGCTTCCGAGAGCGGATTGAGCTGGACCGGGATGTTGGCGGCCCTGGCCCTCCTGATCGTCGACCATGTGCCTGATCGGAGGACCTCTTGGCGCTGGCCCGGGAACGCAACCAGCAACGGCTTGAGCTTATGCTTCTTCTCGAACTCAAGCGCGAGGCTGATCATGTACTCGTTCCGAATGATGTTCGGATGCGGCGTCGCCCGCTTTGGCTGCTCCAGCCGAATGATCCGGACATCGTGGCTCGCACACCAGGCAAGGTGAACGTCGTTCCCCTTGTAGTTGTAGGGATTTACCACGAAGTGGTCCGCCTTGGGGAATCGGCGGACCGCCTCGCAGCAGCAGTAGGTGTCGATTCCCGACGCGCCGCCGGAAATGAAGACGGCCGCCTTCAGGGCGTCCAGCACCTCGTCGATGTACGCAAACTGCGCCATCTGGATTGACTGAACACCCGTGAAGACAACCGCGTGAGCCTTCTTCTTGCCTTTCTTTGCCACTAGAAGGGCTCCATCGTTGAGGGTGGCGGGTCCGCTAGCTCGTACCAATACGAACCCCATGTCTTACGCCCCGCACGATTCAACTCTGCGATCGTTACAGGGCGCGGCGCAAACCGCCGGGCAAGGTGGCACCATGCTGCCAGATCCTCACCCCGCGGTTCGCGTCCACTATCGGCGATCCACGCCGCGTAGGCATCGCAGATCGGGTCGATCACTGAAGCCGAGGTCATCGGCGGTCGAGCACCTCCTCCGTCAGCTCCAGGCGACCCTTCCGGTAGTCGCCATGCGACACCTTCCCGGGAGGCCAAACCACATGGGTCACCGGCCGGATCGCGGGGAACCGATCATCGAGCCGGTCGAGCCAGTAGTCGATCCGCTCCAGCAGCGCGTACACGAGCCGCCGGAGATTCATGACTTCGACCCGTTCGTGCCGAAGTAGATCTGGTTCACCCGCGGGCCGCTCAGCCCGATCAGGTCGCCGATCTCACGCTCGGAGAGCCCGTAGTCGCACAGGCGACGCAGGGTGTCGTTCCGCGCCTTCCGCTTCAGCTCGGCGCGGTCGAGCAGGTCCGTCATGTCGCGGTTCTCGGTCATCATCTTGACCTTGGCCCGCTCGACCCGGTCCAGGAACTCGCGCTCCCGCACCGTCAGGGCGCCGTCCACCTCGACCTTCCGCCGCAGCTGGCGGTACGTCGCGCGGCCATTCTCCTTCGCCTCGCGCTTCAGCGCCTCGGCGACAGCCGCCTCTCGGGCCGCACGCTTGGCGGCCTTTCGCTCCTTCTTCGACAACTTCACTTCGGTACTCATTTCCAACTACTCCTTTGGTTATCGGTTCAGGCCGGTCCCGAACCGCTCCCGCTAGTATAGCGTACCCGGGTTAGGGGCACTAGGCCGGTTAGCGAAAGTTTTTAGCATCAGCAGGGCGCTAGCCATGAGAGCGGCCAGCGCCCCGCCGGGAGTTCCTACACGAACCCGCAGATCGGCCACGGGCCGTAGCCAGCGGCCTTGATCAGGATCACCGCGCGGAACTTCTGCTCAAGCTCCGAGGCCCAATGCGGCATGCCCCGACCTCCGACGGAGCGCCAGGTCGAGAGCGTGAACTGAAGGCCGCCATAGAACCCGTTGCCGGTAGCGATGTGCCATCGGTGTCCGGATTCGCAGCCCGCCATTCGCTCCAACTTCCAATTGAAGGGGCGAACGACAACCCACTTGCGATGGACCGTCTTTGCGTGTTCCTTCCGGTCCATGCGGCGGTCGCACTTGCGGGTGTTACACCCGTCGTGCCTGTACTGGGGGCGATGCTCCTTCGCAGCCTGCGCTTCCGCCAGCGGCGGCGCGACGAGCATCAATACGACAACAACAGGAAACAACTTCATTACGAACTTCCTTTGATAGCTTCCTTGGTCAGCCGAGGGCCACCTTAGTGACTTCGGTATAGCCCTCATTGGTTGTCCAGGTGTGCTCTCCTTTCTCCCCGCCCAGGGCTGGGATCAGATCTTCTTGAGCGCCTTAGAAGCCGCCTCCAAACGCGCGGCCTCGGCGACAAGTGGCTTGAGCTCTGCGATCCGTCCGTTGATCTGCCGCTTGAGTTCGGCGATGCTGATCGGAGCGTTGGTCTCCGGCTTCGGAGGCATCGGGCCGTGAACGGGGGCGGACTGTTCCTCCGGCCGCCCCATCACGTGATTTGCCGGATCGCCCGGAAAGAATTCACCTTCGTGCATCTTCAGTCCTTTGTGCCTTTTGGTCGGCCGGTATGCGACCGGCCCTGAAACAGTAAGGGCAAGAGCGCCCGACAAAGCCGCGCGCTCGCCCATGCAACCAAGCGCCGCGCTTCACATACACGACGCCCTTACACCAACCGCAAGTGATCCGAATCCAGCCCGGACGGCCGCCTGGCTCGACGGTCCATGGCCGGAGGGCTCGGTGATTCTCGGGGTTGGGTCGTTTCTTCATTGCTCGTCCTTGTCGTTCTCCTTCTTGATTTCGTCACCGACGTGGTCGAGGGCCTTGAGGAAGTCGGTGAAGATATTCCTCAGATCGGCCACCTGCGCGATCAGGATCAGCAGGAAGCCGATTATTACCAAGTGCCAGAACACAGGGCTGCTATCACCTTCCTTTCTACGCCACGCTCCGCAGCTTCTCGGGCAAGGCATCCTTCCCGAATCGCACCATCGTCTCGACACGCGCTCGGATGGTGCGAGCGCGGTAGCCCGACACTCCGTAGTTCCGGGGCATCGGGCGGTCGGGGATGGACATCGGGCGGTATCGCTCCATGCTGAGCTTGTGTCCGATTTGGCTCAGGTAGTTCAGGTACGCAAGCGCGTACCCGAACTCATCCTGGGCAATGTCGTTGATCCGATCCATCATCGCCTCGGGAAGCATCCGTTGCGGCCGCACATGCCGATGCTGTCCGGGCACTTGGTCGGGTCCACGTTCTTGACGAACGTCGCGGGCAGGCCCCGCCACGGACGCAACGTGTCGCCACACCCCGGGAGGCCATCCTCGCGGACACGGTGGATGGCCAACTCGTTCGGCTCGCTCAGCGCGTTGCCGAGCCTGATCTGTCCGTACTCCATTTCCACTCTTTCCTTTCTATGTTGACCGCCCTGGGCGGGGCATTTCAGCCCCGCCCGAGCAGCCCTAGAGCGCCTCCGAGGCGCTTGCCTTGAGCCTGGTGATCGGCTCCTTGACGTCCGCCGGGTTGCCGTTCTTGTAGACGGCCCACTGGCGCGGCTCGCCCGAGCCGTTGGACTCGATCTGCTGGACGACGATCCGCTGGTTCGAGTCCACGCCGACGATGGGCGGCGGCTGGATGATCGTCGCCGGCAGGTGGGCGTTCGAGTGCGAGACCTCGCGCTGCCACTTCAGGGCTGCGATCACGCGACGCTGCTGCGGCGAGAGCGCGAGGGGCTTCAGCACCTCCACGTCGCCGAGCGCCTTCGCCCACTGCTCGATGAGGCTGTCCTTCTCCTCGGCCAGCTTCCCGGCCCACGGCTGCTTGCGCGCCTTCTCGGACAGCTGCTCGCGCTTCTCCTGCTCGGCCGGGGTCAGCTCCACCTCGGCCTCGGCCGTCGGCTCGCCACCCTCGATGGGGGCCGGCTCCTGCTCCGGCTCGGGCTGAGGCTCGTCGCCGTTGCCCTTCTTGCCCTTGCCCTTCTTCTCCTTCTTGGCCGCCTTCTTGGCCGCCTTCTTGTCGGCCTTGCGACGGGCCTTGCGCTCGGCCTTCAGGGCTGCGAGCACCTCGGCCTGATCCGTCGGCTGGTCGATCAGCAGGCTCACCTGCCGGCTGTCGGTGGTGAGCCGCTCCGCCTCGTCGCAGAACTCGTCTGCGGCTGCGGTGTTGACGAACGGCCCGACGATGACGCTTTGGTCGTCGTCGGTCGTGATGTTGTCGAGGTCGATCAAGACCACGAACGTGTCCTGCTTAGCCATACTACTGAACCTCCTGGGTTCTTTGATGTTGTTTTCTTGTCGGCCCGTCCGCTCCGGGCCTACCCGATAGTTTACCGGGTTTCAGCCGGCTCCACTACCCCGGCTAGGATGTTTCTTTCCGCGATGTAGTCGCGGAGCGCGAGCGCCGCCCCGGACTTTCCAGGGCCGACGCCACACGCTTTCTTGGACAACCTGTAGCGGTTGGACTTGAGAACTGGGTAGAACTCCCAGAGCTTCATCATGCCCACGTTATCAGGTGGCGATCCGGGCCACTTGCTCCATGGCACAGCGAGCAGGCTGCCCAACCATGGACCATCGCTCCCATCCTCGCACATCGCGTAGACGGTCACGATGCGAGTCGATCCGACGCGATTGGTGATGAATCCGATCGGAGTGTCGAGACCAACCTCCTCAATTGTCAGGGCTGCGCTCACGGCCGCAACTCCTTCTTGGCGCGACCGAGACAGATGTCCACCTCGGTGCGCTTCTGCTTGGCCTGCTCGGCCGTGAGGCCGAAGGCGCGAGCGGCGGGGGCGCTCGACCTGAAGCCCGCGAGAAACCTCAGGTAGCTGAGCGTGTAGTCGGTGTTGTTCTTATTCTTCCTCATCACGCCTCCTAGTCGTGCTCGTGTTCTGCGAGGAAGTTCAGGGCCAGGAGTGCCTCGCCCGAAAGCTCGAAGCAAGGCGGCAACTCCTGGCGCTCTTGGGCGCGAGTCGAGATCACATAGAGCGGCTCCCACTCGCGGTGCCCGATCCGCTGACATACGACAGCTAGCTCGTACGTCGCGGTGACGGCCGCCCTGCCGATGCGATTGTTATCCGCATCCCAGAGCGTTTCGACGGCCACCATCATCGGCATCAGAGCCTCCCCGCACAGACAGGGCCGATCCCACGCTCGCGCGACTCGTCGGCGGTCAGCCCGCGGCCGCAGATTCCGCAGCGGCCAAACTCCCAGCCGAACCGGCTGGCGGCCTTCGCGGGGTTCTTGGCGATCTTCCGCAGGACGTCCAGCTTGGTGTCGAGGCTCAGCTGGACGCGGTTGAGGTCGTCGCTCACGTAGAGGTTGACGTTCCAGCCACCCCTGTCTCCGACCCAGATCTTGAAGAACGACACGTCGTTGGCGAACCGCGCGTCGTCCTTGGTCTTGATCCCGTACGAGCCCGCGAGGACCAACTCGCCGGTCGGCATCACGATCCGGCCCATGCGCTTGACGCCGTTGTCCGTCGTGACGTTCTCGTACTTCACCCGGACCCTGGCGTCCGGCTTCGCGTCCTGACGGTGCGGCTCGGGAACGCGCGCCTCGCCGCCCGCAGGCTGCTTATTCGGCAGGACCTTCAGGGCTGCTATCATCTGGTTGATTCCGTCGTACGACATGTCGGGAAGCTGCTCCTTGAGCTTCTCGACGAACTTGCGCTTCTGCTTCGGGCTGAGGTCCGCGACGCGCGCCGCGAACACCGACGACGCCTCCAGGACCTTCCCGTCGAGCATGTCGCAAATCCACTTGATCTGCGCATTCGAGCCGTGGCTCTTGTGCGTTCCGTCCGCCCGGAACGGGTGGTGCTGACGGTTGGGCTTCTCGGGGTCGCCCGCCCCACTTCTCAGGGCGTTCGGCACCCCGTTCTGCTGCTCCTTCATCTTCTTCTGCTTCTTGCTCTTCTTGGCCATGTCCACTCTCTTTCTGGCCGCTGGGGTTATTCCCTTGTCGCTCCGGCTCGTCCGGAGGACTCCCCGAAGTCTAAGGGGTAATCATAAAGATAACCTAAACGCTAATCGGCCCTAATTTTGGTGGGCAGGGCCGCTAACAGCCCCTCAGCCCTCCCGATTGATACGTAGCTAAGAACTAGGTCAGTACGTACCTACTGGCCCCCTCTGCCGTAAATCGACTCCCATAACGCTAGGGGATGGGAAAGCGTGCTCCCTGGCCCGGTACGGACCCTACCTCCGGTCGGGCTAGGGATGGGCCATGAAGAGCGCCCTGAAGATGTGGAAAGGGCCGCCCAAACGGACGGCCCTCTCCATACTACCCCTCTATGTTGTTACTCGAACCTTGGCTTTTCCTAACCAGCGCCCAGGGCTGGCGGGTTCACCCGGGGTAGCATTCGCCCTCCCAGCAGATCAGCGGCCGGCCTTGGCGCCCTTCTTGCCCTTCTTCTTCTTGGGTGCCGGCTCCGGCTCGGGCTCGTCCTCGTCCTCCTGCTCGGCGTCGTTCTCGACCAGGCGGGAACGGAGCACCGAGGTCTTGCCCTTGGTGCTCAGCCCGCGCTCCTGGAGTTCGGAGGTCAGCGCCGCGCGGTCCATGTCGTCGTACTCGGACTCGGTGTCCTCGTCGTCGGCATCCGCCTTGGCGCCGTTGCCGCCGCCGAAGTGGACCGTGCCGTCCTTGGAGCGGTACGCGCGCTTGTCGACGTTCTCGCCGCCTGCCTCGACGTACGCCTTCTTGACCTCCGCGACCGTGAGCCCGCTGCGGGCCGCGATCTGGCCCCAGCCGAGGGCCTGCTCGTCGCGCGCCTCGACGATGGCGTCGCCGTCGTCAGGGTCGATCTGCTGGTCCTCGTCCTGCTCGGCGAGGTACTTGTTCATGAGGTTGCGGAGCGGGATGGCCGACTTCGCTCCCACCTCGTCCTGGATCTCCTGCCAGGACTGGCCGTCCTCGCGCATCTGCGCGATGTCGGCGCCGGTGACGCCGTAGTCCTTGGCGGCGCGGCCACGGGACTTGGGCTTGTCCTCGTCGTCCTCGTCCTCGTCGTCCTCCACCTCGGCCTGAGCCTTGCGGCCCTTGCCCTTCTTCTTCGTGGCGGTGGCCGTGGCCTCGGCCGCTGCCTTCTTGCCCTTCTTCCGCTTGGGCGGAGCCATCTTGAACCTCCATTGGGTCGAGTGACCCTTCGATTTACGCTACGCAGTAAGTCTAACCGCAGTTCATAAACGGAACCTAAAGATACGGGCTGCCAGATTCCGACTGGGTTAGGGAGCGGCGGGGCAGCTATTCACCACCCCGCCGCACGCAGGGCTGCGATCAGGGAGTCACGCAGAGGATCGCCTTGGCCGTACCGCCACCGTCAAGCATGACCGTCTCAGGGGTCGCGGTTGAGCCATCCGGGCACGCGGGGCCTGGCGCTCCCGGCGCTCCATCCTGGCCGTCAGCGCCCGGTGCTCCATCGTTGCCCGGAGCCCCATCGTTGCCGGGCGGTCCCGGATCCCCTGGCGGGCCGGGGTCGCCGGGCAGCCCCTGCGGCCCGCGCTTGCCCGTCTTGCCAGTCTTGCCGCGCGGGCCACGGATGGTCTTGGTCTTGGCGCTTGTCTTCGCGGCGGGCTGAGTTGCAGGCTCGACCCTGTCGGCTACGGCAAATGCGGTGAACGCCAACGTCAGGATGACGGCTAGCGCTATGATGTGTCTCACTTGAACCTCCTAAGGTTGAAGGCCCCGGCGTCGGCCCCCACTTTAGAAACCACGCCGAGGCCCTCATCCCCCTTGGTGTCGCTAGGTGGTCGGAGCCGGGGCCGGAGCCGCGTCATCCGACGGCCCGTTGTCGAAGGTGCTGCGCCCCTGGACGCAGTCCTTGGCGACCAGGCTCACGTTGGGCCGGAAGAACCCGGCACGCACCTGAACGACGCCGACGCAGTGGAAGTGCCGGACCAGGAACCGCCGCACGATCTTCGTGTGGTGCGGAGGGGTGGGGCCGCCACGGACGCTGCGGATGTGGACGCGCGTGAACCCGAGGAACACACGGTCACTGATGTCCGCCGAGAACAGGCAGTAGAACCTCGGGAAGCGTGCCGAGGTCTGCTGGACGCATGCGGGCACCGTCGCCGGGGCATCGAGGGTGGCGCGACCTCGCGCGTCCACGATGCTCCTGGCGTTGCGCTGGACGTAGTTGCCGGTGGCCGTCTGCGCCCCCGACTGGTCGAGGGTGGGGGCCTGGGCACTCGCCCCGGCCGGGATCAGCAGCATGGCCGAGAGTCCGGCCAGGCACAGCAAGCGACGCATTGTCGCTCCTTTCTGGGCTTCCGCCCGTTGTTGTTACTCGGCGACCGGGACGTTGATCCCGGTCAGGTTGCCTTCGTTGCAGACAGCGTACTGCCTGACGAAGTGAAGCTTGCCCCTCTTGATACGGATGGCGGCGCTCCCCTCGCGGATGCCCTTCAGGCTGACCTTCACCTTGCCGCCCTTGACGGCGACGATCTTCACCTTGGATCCGACAGTCACCCTGACGGACTTCGTGCCCTTGAATGACTTCGGCAGAGTGATCGTCACTGAGCGCCTGGACTTGCAGCGCTTGACGCTCTGGCCCTGCTTACCTGGCACGCCGGCAGATCCGACACCACCGGGACCACTGCCAGTACCCGGTGCGTTGGCGCCAGCCGGGCCTGTCGGACCGGCGGGGCCAGGAGGACCGGGCACGACCGGGATGCATGTCGTCGGATACTCGAAGATGACCTTGTCGTCGTCCATCGACTCACCGTCCTTGAACGAAGTCTCCGTCACCGTGAATCCCGGCACGCCGATCTGCCCATCGGGGCAGTTCGCCAAGACCAACTGGAAGTCCAGCTTGCCGTTGAACGGCGGTGTCGGCGGCTCCTCAGGCTTGCCACAGTGCTTGTGGCCGTCACCGTCGTCGCTCGGGAAGTGATCCTTGTTCGGCCGGAAGTGTTGGGCGTCGGTCGGCACGTCGATCAAGGCCCACTGATCATCTGGCGTGCCCTTGTCGTGACAGACCCACTGCTTCTCGACCCCGCCAGCCCCGGCAGTCGGGGCCACGACGAGCGCTGATGCGACGACGAACGCCGCAATGAAACCCTTCATTTGAACCTCCCTAGATACGTCCGTTGAACTCACGAATGATATGCCACTGCGCGACACCATCCTTGTGAACAAAGGCCGGGTGTGCTTGCCCAAGGACAGCGGCCTCTAGTACCCACGCAGCGAGGTAACGCAAGTCGCGTTCATTTCCTGTAATAGTCACCTCCCCATTTGTTTGGGTTATCTGAATCACGCGCCACCGGGTCCGCCAGTCAGGTTCTTGTAGAGCCTGTACTCGGCCGGGATGTCGCTGTACTTCTTCCCGGTGTAGTGCAAAGACATATCCTGATACAACCAGCCATCGGTCGTCCGTGGGGTCAACTTGAGAGCTGCCGGCTTCTGCGTCATGACGTAGCGGAGCACTAGCGCCGGATCAGGAGTCTCGGAAGTCAATGTGACAACTTCCAAGAGATACGCATCGCCATTGTCGCGCTCGTGCAGGATCACCGTCTTGTTGCCGGTGAGCGCATACTTCGCCGCCGCGATGATTGCCTGTGGCGAGCCACGCTTGAGCGGGCCGAGGTCCTTGATGAAGTTCCGCGCGTCCTCGTCGCTCAGCCCGGACGGGAGCCTGATTCCAACGATCTGTCCCAGCCACGGAAGCGCCCAGTATGGACACAGGTCGACATCGAACAGCGGCTCCCACGGGAGCAGCGGGTCTGGAGGGTCAACGAGTTCGGCAAGCTGCGCGTAGGGGAGCATCATCCCTTCACAGAGCTTGGCGTGCGCGAAGTCGTACGTCTCGTCATCGGGCGCAAGCGGTTGGGTGCGCTCGCGGAGGCGCTGGCCGAGCGGGCTGAGAACGATGTCGGCCATTAGACAGCCACGATCCCCGAGAGATCACCTACGGTTGGGAGCGGCGCGTTGCCCGTAAGCGCGATGTCCCCGCCGGTCCATGCACCTGAGCCATCTGTGGACTTCTTCAACTGAACGTTCCGCGTCCACCACACGCCGCCCGCGCGGTTGAGGAAGTCAACGGCCTCGTCATGACGGATCAGAGTGTCGTTCGCCCAGTCCTTGCCCGACGAGGGGCCGGGGATAGAGCCGAACTGCATCGGGTCGAGCCAGGTCTGGATCATCGCCTTGGCAGCCGCAACCGCATCGGCCGGGGCAACTCCGGGCCACGGGTGGATCTCAGCCTTGACGTCAATCCCTGTGTACGTCGGCGGAATCACGTAGTTCAGGAAGTTGACCTCACGGTTGGCGTCGAGGTAATCCCACGCCTCTTGCATCAGAGCGTGGCTCGGAACGCCGCCCGCCGTCGGCACAATAGCGACCGTGGTGCAACGGGGCTCTGCCGTCAGGTCGGCGGCCGGGATGCCCTGCGGCGGCGTCTTACCCTGGAAGTAGGCCAGTTCATTGGGGTCGCGGATCGCGCTGGGGTTGCTCGCCGTTCCGGGGCAGAGGAGGTCGATGGCCGTCGCCCTGCCGATACCAGGGACGTTGTTCGCGACGAGTAGCGCATGATCGGCCGGGAGGACCGGACGCGGCGTCAGAGTGGTCAAGGTCGTCGAGAGACGGTCCAGGTACTCCGTAGCAGTTTCAGGGTCAGTTCCACCGTCAGCACTCGGATCCACGGTAATGTGATCCAGTCCTCCGACCGGATCCACGAGCGTGGCCTCGCCATATGCCCCATTTGCCGCCGACCCGTCGGCGTCCGCGATCAACTCAGCATCGACCGTCGTGTTCGGGGCGACGATGATGTCATCGACGGTGACGAACAGGACTGTCTGGCCCGAGGGGTGCGGGACCTGGACCGGAGTGTTGAAGTCAATCAGGCCGGGCTGAGCTGTGTCGTCGAAGAAGAAGTGGGCATCCGCCGTAGCCGTGCTGCCTTCCTCGAATGGGATGTTGTAGATGCTCGTGCCGATCCGTGCGAGCGCCTCTGGCGGCATCTGCGAGGCCTGATCATAGACCTCACCGGCCATCTGCCCGGACCCCTCGATCATAATCGTGTCGGGGTTGCCCGGATTCCGTTCCCATCCGTCGAAAGCATCCTCCATATACGACATCCCCGTCTCCGTCAGGGTATCGACATCGAGCACGAGTTCGAGCTGGATGTATCCGGTCGGCGGAACGGGTGTTGCTTGGTCGCTCATCGCATCGTCTCCGAGTCGGGCATCCCGACCTTGACATTCACCGTCTCGACGCCGTTGAGATCGATGATAGTTTCGATCTCAGCCTCAGCCCGCGGCTCCCACATTGCAATGGCATTCGCGATGTCGTCCACGTCGATCGGCATGACCTCGAGCGTGGGATCGGAAATGCCGAAGTCCGGGCGCTCGATCCGCGTGCCACGCTCGAACGCGCAGATGTTGCGGACGGCCGTTGTCACCTCAGAGTTCGTGTCCTGATCATCAGTCACGTAGTACCCTGCGGCAAACCTGATCGGGAACGCCAGGTGCGGAATATCGTTGGGCTGCTTGGCCATGCTAGGGAGCGGGCTCTTCAGCCGGAGGCTCGTCGGCAGGCTGTTCGGGCGGAGCCTCCTCGATCACCGGCGCGCTCGGCGGGACGATGTCGCCACCCTCGTCAACCACGCCGGCCGTGACGGGGACAGATGCCTGGGACGAGACGAATGCCCCGGCCGGCAGACCCCAGCTCTTGATCTCGGCCTCTGCGGACTCGACTGTGTCCGACTCGAACGAGACGCTCACTGTGACTTGGACTGACACTACAACCTCCCAGCGTAGATGCACATCAGGAGTGCGATTGACGGCTGCATGTTCTCGTGCGGGTTCGCTGCGGCAGACCCGGGGATGTCGTGGTGATGCGGGTTGGACGCGCCGCTCGTAGTGGCGTTCTCGATGCCGATCTCCGCCGGACCAGCGGCAGAGGCGTAGGCATAGTGCGTCGCGGTCCAGTTCGTTAGCGGCAGCGACTGCAACGAGTGGATGTGATCCGGAGTATCATTGCCTGTCGACAACGCCTTCTGCGCAGCCTCCGTTGCCTGAAGTTGGTACTTCTCGGTGCCGACTCGATTGGCGATCGTTCGATTCGTCAAGTTGGTAACGCCATCGTTCGCCTTGCCCTGCCCGACGCCGATGATGGTCCTGCCGGCAATCGACGGCAACCTGAACTGCGATGCTGTCTCGCCGCTGATGTTCCACAGTCCGCCAATCGCGGCATAAAGCTCAGGATAGGCAGCTTGATCGAGAATCGCGCCATCGCACAGCTTCCAGCGCGGCGGCGGGGCAGGCAGCGCGAATGACCGGACCTCGCCGATGATCAGCCCGCCCGCCGTCGGGTCGAGCGCCATGGCCAGCGCCTGGACGTCGCGCGGCACATTGACGTCGTCATCCTGAATCGGGTACGGCAGGTTGTTGATGGGCGTCCGCCCGCTAGGTGCCGCCATGGATCATTCCTTCCCCTTCGGTTCAGGCTCGGGCTCCGACCCGGTATCTGGCGCCTCATACGGGGTCAGCCCATCAGGGACGTGCTCGGGATGCCAGTGAAGTTGGACCTGCGTCGGCGGCTCCGGCGCCTGATTGCCTTGTGGAGCTTCGAACACAGAGAACATCGCGGATGCGTAGTCGGCTCCTTCCTCCAGCGGAGCGCCGCACCCATCGCAGATGATTTGCGCAGTCATCGCGCCCACACCTTTCCAGTCATTAGTAGATGGCTAGGTCCGTTGTAATATGACCAAGTCCCGCCGCTCGTCACCCAATTCGCCGAGACGGCATACCCGACCCCGGCCGCCAAACCCCACAACTTGGTCACAGTGTAGCCCTCGTAAGCCTGGACCTGCGAATGCTGCTGTAGGTAGTGGTAGCCATGCTGCGCGCCGATAATCGGCACGGGTGAGATGAATAGGTCCATCTGCGCGTAGTTGTAGGCCGCGTCGGTCTTGGAGACAAGTCCGGCCCGGACCATGACTTCGAGCCACGCATCGACAGGCGGTGTATACACGCCGCCGGTCGCGTTGGGAAAGCGCAGGAGCTTATTTTGAGCGGCGTTGACGGTGATGTTTGTGCCATTGCCCATCGGCACATAGCCCTCATTCTCTCCCTCTTGCATGTAGGTAAAGAGAAATGGAGACCTGAGCCCCGCGCCGGATAGTGACTTGCGCGTCATCCGATTCGCCTCGGACGCATCAAGATGTAGCGACCGCGCATGACTACGTTCTGTGGTCCCGCCGTGGTCAGGAAGTAGTACTGGCGGATGATGTCGTTAGCGTTGAGCGCCACACCCCGGTAGTTCGCATAACCAGTCACAGGCCAGCCCGCGGTGAACGACGACATCCCGCCCTCGCGGTCAGGGATCACCGTCCCGTTGATCCCGATCCCGACATTCATATTGATCGCGACGCCGGCATATGTCTCGCTGGTGCCGGTCTCGATGTCGTAGATGCCCGGCAGCGGAGTCGTCACGCGCGGGTCATTGGCATCGTACGTGCCCCATGCACCCGAGCCCATCGACGTTGATACGCCTGCTGCGAAGAAGGCTTCAAGCGGAACCGGATCATTGACCGGGTACCACTTGGCGGTCACGAGGTCGTAGCGCAGGTGCCAGAACAGCGGGATCGCGTTGGCGGGCGTCGCAGTCGGCGTGAAGCGGTAGTAGCACTCCTGCCCATCGAGCGGCTGGAGCGGCAACGACGTGACAGTCGGCGGCCCGATGACGCCAGGCGCGTAAGCCCCGACAGTCTCCGTATCAAACTCCATCCCATCGAGACTAACGCGAGCATTGCCCTGCGACGACGATGGGACGACTGTGCCGTCGGCCAGGATGGCGATGCCGACCGGAGGGGCTGGTCCCGGCGGCGATCCGGAGGGAGCAAAGTCCTGGCGCAATGGCGGACGATATCCAGCCGGCAGCGTAAAGATCACGAGTCCGGCCGTTCCAGTCTTGACCTGCCCGCGCAAGCGCACTCGCCCATCAGGGAACTTTTTGAAGCCAACCGGCGACATGGTAGCCACATCGAAGTTGACCCATGAATTCTGGAAGGCAGGTTCGCCTGCGGCTCCGACCTGATGCCACGTCTCGATTGGCTGCGCCACAATCGAGGCAACCTGCGACACCGTCTCTATGTCGAACTCGATGCCATCGAGGAAGCAACTATTGGCTACGATTGAGCTACCATTGTTCTGCGGGACGACGGTGCCATCAGGATTGATGGTCACTATCGCATCGTCGGCATTCGCGGCAACTGCAACAATTAGGCCACTCGGCGGCCGGTAGCCAACCGGCAGCGTGAAGCAAGCAGAACCGCTGGGCCCCTTGATCGCTCCAGCCAAGCGAACGCGACCTTCAGGGAACTTGCGGAAACGAGCACTACCCCAAGCACCGCCGACATTTACCCAACCATTGGCGAACGCAGGCTCTCCGGCGGCGCCAACAGTATGCCAGACGTCCATCGTAATGCTGAGCGTTGCCTGGGTGCCAGGCGCAGCAACCTGGACGACGTACTCGCCAACTGCCGGAACAGTTGGAGCCGTCCTGACAGTCACAACGCTCGGGCCTGTGTGCTCAACGTCGCAATCGACCTGGTCGTACGGCTGCGAGTTGCGCCGGACTACGACCGTCACATTCTGGTTATTGAATCCGTGGTTAACCGTGAAGGAGGTCGCCGCGCCGTCCCCGATGATCTGCGTGAAGACCTGGCCGCCCGCCGCTCCGGCCGGACCAGCAGGCCCGACGAGCGCTCCACCTGAGTCAACCTGGACGCCGGTATGCTTGATGATCTGCGCGATCAGGATGTATGGCGGAAGATTGTTGTGCGCAGTATCTGCGTTGCGTGTCTGCAGCGCGGCGAAGTTCGACGCCATCTTGTAGACATTGTATTGCGAGCCCGGACCGCCACTGCCGATGAAGGAGTTGCCTGCGCCAGAGTAGTCTGTGTACGGATTGCTGGGGTAAGCTGCCTGGCCCGAGCCGTTGGTGCCAGACTCCGCGCCCGTCAGCAAGTGGGTAGCCTCGCCGCCCTTAGTGCCCACGTCGGAGAGGTCCGCCTGCGCAGCTCCATAGACGAAGCGCGAGCGCAAGTCCGGGATGTTGAAGGACGCAGCATCGACGGAGCCATATGTTGTGCCGATTGCCGTAAAAAGGTCTGGGTAGGCGGTGCGACTCAACGACCGACCATCAGCCAGCATCCAGTTGGTCGGAATCGTCTTGCCCGCGAACGTCTTGACGGTCCCGACCTGATCGGTATCGTAGACCGTCCCCATCGGGCCGGTATCGCCCTTGTCGCCCTTATCGCCCTTGGCCCCGGTTGCGCCCTGCAACGCTCCGCCAGCGTTGATCTGCGCGCCCGTGACCTTGATGATCTGGGCGATGAGGATATAGGGCGGCAGGTTGTTGTGGGCATTAGCCGCGTTCGATGCAGCAATCGCGTGGGTATGATCTGCATTATCAACGCCCGTATTGGCGTTCATGATGTAGATGACGGCGACGCCCGAGTTTTGGGCGTATGCCCAACCAGTGCCGTGATCGGACAGATACGGGTCCGTAGGATGCGAGTGCGTCGTGCTTCGCCCGCCGGTCGAAACAGCCTTCTGGCCAGACTCAGCCCCGGTCAGCAGATGCGTCGCTTCGCCGCCGGTGGCGCCTTGCCCACCGATGGTAGCGGCGCCATAGATGAACTTGCTGCGCAGGTCGGGCAGGTTGAAGTGCGTCGAGTCAACATTCCCGTACGTAGTGCCGATCGCGTTGAAAAGGTCGGGATAGTCTGTCCGCAGGAGGCTCCGGCCATCGGCAAGCATCCAGTTGGTAGGGACTGCCTGACCTGAGAACGACTTGATCGTCCCAACCTGATCGGAGTCGTAGACGGTGCCTGGCGGACCGGGAGTACCAGCAGCGCCAGGATCGCCCTTGTCGCCCTTGTCGCCCTTCGTGCCTTGCGGGATACCGAAAGCAAAGTGAAAGAAGTTTGCGCTTGGTTCAGTAACAACGGCGGTCGCCGGAGCACCAGGGGCCAATGTCGTCGCCGCAGCATCCGCGTTGACATCAACGTCGCTACCGCCGCCGCCACCGAGACTCGGCCAGATAATGAATGGGGCCGACTTCTGGCTAATTCCGAGGCAAACCTTCTTGCCGACGAGCGAGTCATCCCCTCCAAAGACCGGACCCCAAAGCTGCGCCTGATTGTCAACCTGCGCCCAGTACTGCCCATTGTACTTGCGCAGGGTGCCCTCGACGACCTCGCGGTCAACGCTAATGCTCGGGGGCGGCTGAGTGACGAGATCAAGATCAGGCATTACGTACCCGGCCAGTGTCGTGGCTGGAAGCCATTAGTTGAGCGCCAGGCGTCGCGGATGCGAGCGCCCGACCCGCCACCGGGACCGCCGGTGTCGAAACGCTTGTGCCCAACATCCGCCCCCGGCTCAAAGATCGTGAAGACGTGACCCGCGTTGTACCAGACTGTGATGCGTTCGCCGCGTCCCGCCTCTCCCCAACTTTCAAACTGCCCTGACGTTCGAGCTACACCGGCATATGGCCCAGTCTTCTCCCACATCCCGGCCTTCCACGCAACCCAACTCGTCGATCCTGAGCAATCGAAGTTGGTGCCAGAATTGAAGCTAGCGAGCGGCCCGTGCCCACCGCCAAGATGGTAGCTCTGCGTGTTTTTCGAGACCAGCTGAGCGTAGTGGTAGTAGTCTCCAGACTTGCCTAGGCTGAGCCCACCGCCGCCACCCTCGGATGCCCGGGATGCGCGCGTGGCACGATCAGCAGCAGGCTCGCGATCCGGATTGCCCGGCTGCTTGAGGGTAAGCTCGATGACCGGGCTGAACCAATCGCGCGTCGAGGCCGACACGAGCCAGCGCCCATCGATGACGTTGAACCCGTCGAACTCGATGACGCAACCGGGCGGCGCGTCCCAGCGACCGGCCGTGACCTGGACAGTCATCTCATTGACAGGCTTACCCCAGTCAACGTCACCCTGGAAGTCGATGAAGTCTGAATCGTCCGGCGTAATCAAATGCCTGATCCGCCGCCGATAGAGATCATCTTCGGACATGAAGTACATCACCTTGCCGACGACAAAAAGCCGCCAGTTGACCTCATCGGCAAGACGCTGCATACACGTCCAGCTATCCTCCTTCGCATCACGCTGGTACTGGTAGCTCTTGACGTAGGTCCCGGCCCCGGCCCCTGCGCCGCTAGCGTAGCCCTCTAGCCACTTCTCCGCCTCATCTGACCACTTGCTGTAGCGATCCGGGAACGCAGAGCCCTGCGTTTGTTGCGCAACCCAGCCCGCGTCCTTGCTTGGGTTGTGCTTGGCAATTTGGATCGCCCCGCCCTTGCCCCAGAATCCGTTCTCCATGAACTCGCGGACGCAGGCGTCGATGTCGCGATTATCGAGGTGACGAGGGCTCGCCGTCGAATCGCGCACCTGCAGGATGCCACGCGAATCCTTGTCGCCATCGGGCAGGTTCCTGACGCGACTCTCGACGATGACCGCCTCAACGACCGCCTTGATCGCCTTCTTGCTGGCACCTGGAACACCCTGGGCAGACTCGATGACCTTGCCCATATTGCGCCGCTGGCCGATAGTCGCCTTCTGGCCCTGGACTGTGAAGTGCTTGCCGGTCGAGAAGCCGCTCTGCCCGATATCCGGGTCGGGCTGGGCACCGACATCCTTGCCCTTCGCGATGATCTGCTTCTGGTGCAACTCCGGGCACACGAAGGGTGTCTTCTCCGCACGAACCTCGCGGAGCAACCGCAGGATGAACTCGGCGCGCGTCACCTGAGCGCGGCTCGCGCTGAGCGCACCCTTCTTCTTGCGCAGCCGATTGATGATGCGATCCTCGAACGTCAAGATGTACTGGGAGATACCCCAGTTGATGTTCACCTTGACGAGCCGGAAGTAAACGCCATCGATCTCGATATCGACAGCACGCTCGATGATGTCGGTCTGGTGGATCACCTGCCAACCTTCATCCACCGGAACCGACCGCTTGCTCTGCATCGTCGGCCTGTTCCGCTCGACCGACCTGCCCAGCACGCGGCTGAACAAATGGCGATGCGGATCGCGCAGAGTTATCTCCAACGTCGATGCGCCCTCGATGGTGCGGTCCATCTGGATGGCTTCGATGGCTCCGGTGATCTCCAAGTCGGCGACGGTCCGGTCCACCCAGATGAGATTCATCTTGTTGAGCTGGAGCGTCTTTTGCATCCCGACGCGCTCCCACTTCTTCCACTCAGCCTTCGTCTTCCATGTAGACGCGTTGAAGCGATATGGGTCCTTCGCTTTGACGATTGCCTTAGCCACGGGAGCCTCGCGTCTTGCTCGTCTTGGCCTTGTGCGGCTTCGTCTGCTTCTTCGGCACGTGGAGACGAATCCCTACAGCAAGTGCTTGATTCGCCTTGTGGATCTTGCGCGTCGGGTTGAGGTCCCGGATGTCCTTCCAGTCGCAGTTGAAGCGAACAGCGAGCTTGTGCGGTGTATCGCCATGCTTGGTAATGATGACCGTCGTATCGCCCTTGGGCCGCTTGAAGGCATTACTCGCGGTGCGCAAGTAGTCCGGGCTGACGTACTCGCGAATCGTCAGGTTCACCTTTTGGCGAAGGCGACGCAGCTTCCCGTTTGTGCGGATTTGAGAAGCCGCATCGAAGTCGAGCGACTCGATCACCCAATCGTTCTTCTCAAGTTCTGAGAGCCCGTAAATCGAAATGATCCCGGGCCCGTTGTCTTGATCGCCGTGCGCGAGCGTCAGCAACGCCTCGATGTCGTCATCTTGCGACATCTTGTGCTTGAGACCATCGAACAGAATCGAGCCCGTGTACTGCCAAGGCTCGACGCCGCCCTCGATGGTCATGCCGACCTGCCGCGCCCGATCAACGACCTCAAACGCTCCCCAGCCCGCGGTAGGAATCCAGGGATCGTCGCCCATCCGAACCTGGAAGCCGGCCTTGGGAGACGAGCACTGGAAGTAGAGATAACCAGGGGGCGGCTTGACCTTCGTGCCACGCGGCTTGCGCCCGCTGCTCGTCGTAGGCTGCGGCGTTTGCTTGATTACGGTCGGCCCGGACCTGAGGGTTGCTGCCCGGCCGGTATGAACGGTACCTGGCATCAGCGCCTCGCCTTCTTGTCTGCCGTATCCTCAGCAACGGCGCTGGCGACCTCGCGGCCCTTCCAGTTGATGTGCGAGTGCACCGTGACGTGAACTCCAGGCAGGCTCGCGTTCCTGCGGACGCGACCGCCGGGAGTGATCGAGATATTGCCACGTTCACCTGGCGACCTCGGCCCAGTCGGCCCGCGCAACGGCGGCCCCGCCTCAAGAGCTTGCGGGCCGAGCAACGGCGATCTGTTGCTCGCGCTCGGGCCGCCAAATACATCGCCAAATGCCCCGATGACCTTGCCGCCAATCTTCAGTCCGCCGCCGATCAACTTCCTGGCCCAGCCCGGGAGCGCATTCCAGATTGCATCGCCCAGAGCCTGACCGATCTTCGTGCCGAAGTTGACGATGGCTGAGATCACAGCGCCGAGGATTGACTGGAGGGCGCCAGGGATCTTCTTGCCCAGTCCTTTGAAGGCGCCGACGATCCAGGCAATCGTCTTGCCTACCACGCTCGGGATCTTGCCCTTCAGCTTGACGAACCAGCCGATCACCGAGCTGACGACCGGACCGGCCTTGCCGAGCCAACCGAGCAGTTTGCGGACCGGGCCCATGACGAACTCGACCGCCTTGCCAAACAGGCGGAAGATGCCAAGCTTCGCGGGACCGAACACGAAGCCGAGCACGAAGCCGATTGTCTGGAATACCTTCTTGAGCGGCTTGGCCTTCGTACCGATCCGGCCAAGAGCCTGCGCGAAAATCTTGATGAGCGGGATGAGACCTTCGAGGCCCTTGAGCAAACCGACGGCGAATCCCTCAACGAACGGGAGCAAGATGTTCTTGACGAACGGCTCTGCCGGCTTGAGGGCATCCCACAGCGCCTTGGCATCCTTGGTGACCCTCGGCAGCACCTTCTGGCCGAGAATATCTCCAGCCTTCTGGATGACGCCCAGGACGCCGCCACGCTTGCGCGGCTCGACTGTCTCGCGCCGCTTCATTCCGCCAGGCTCCTTGACAATCCGCGACGTGGTGCCTTGGAACCCTTCCTTGAATGCATCAATCACGCGCTTTGGACCGCCCGCCTTGGCCCAGTCCCCGATCTTCTGGGAGATTTTATTCACCCACGGGAAGATTTTGTCGCGCAGATAGTCGAACAACGGCTTGAAGATGTCGCCGAGGATCTTCCTGGCGTTCTCCTTCATGTTGTTCAACTGGCCGGTGAATGTACGGGCGCTCCGCTCGGTGGCCCCGCCGAATTGCTTCTCCATCTGATCGAGCAGGATGTGAATCGGCTTCATGCCGGTAACAGCGCCCTTCTTCATCTTCTTCGCCAGCTCACCGACCGAGATCCCCATACCCTTGGCAAGCAACTTCATGCCCGGGAAGATTTCGCCAAGCTGGCCCCTGAGTTCCTCGGCCGTCACCTTGCCCTTAGACATCATCTGCTGGAAGGCGTACGTCATACGCGACAGATCCTCGGGCCGACGGCCCATCGCGCTGAGCGTATCCGAGAACGCCTTCATCGTCGGGACCGCATCCTTGGCCTTCATCCCGGCGCCAAGGAGCATCTGCGTCGACTGAACAGCATCGGACACCGAGAGCATCGGCGCCTTGAGTGCAAACGCCTGAACCGCCTCGACGACCTTCTTGGCCTCCTTGGAGGAGCCGAGGAGTGTCTGCATCCCGATAGTTGAGCGCTCGATCGCTGCGTCAAACTGCAAGCCAGTCTTGGCTCCGTACAGGCCGAGGGCGCCGATGATCAGACCAGTACTCTTGGCCGCCGACATCAGGACGCCGAGCGCCCCAGTCACGGCACCGAGGCCGCCCTTGAACAGCTGCATCCCAGCCGACGACTCTTCACTCGCCCGCCCCACATCGCGGATCGCACGGGCTGATGCACGGGCGCCGTTGATGTACGCTCGTGTGCCGAGGATTCGCAACGTGGTGATGACGGGATCTGCCATTAGCGGTCAGGATAGATTGGGTCGGGCCTCGATGGCTTTTTCTTCAGAGCTTCGCCTAGCTCCCAAATGATCCGGTTCGCGAGAAGTTCATCGCGCTCGATGCCTGCCTCAATGATCGACTCTGCAAGCTCGATGAGGACCTGGCGTTCGATTTGATCAGCTCTGAGAACATCTAGGGGATTTAGTCCATAGGTACAGGCTCTGCCAAGAAGTTGGGACGCTTGTGGCGTTAGGAGTTTCCCTCCGCCACTCCCGGCTTGCGCATCCAGGAGACGATCTGGTCACCGTGCTCGCCGATGGCCAGTCCGTTGTTGCCGAAGATGTAGCTGATGACCTCCCTTGACGTCAGTAGCGCACCCTCCGGGATCGGCATGTCCAGGAGGACGATCAGGCGATGCTCCAAACGGACCGGACCATCGGCATCTTGCAGGATCGTGACGTCCTTCGAGTCCTGGTTGACGCCGATGACGTCAACGCATGACCTGGCCATCATGTCCATGTTGAGCTCGACGGCACGCTCCTGGCTGACTTCCGTCTGCCCCGCGATGAAGTCGTCGAGTTGGTCGGGCGGAAGCGGCGTGTAGCGAACCTGGAGCCAGTCGCCGAACTCGCCGCCCACCGGGAATGCCTTGACCTTCTTCTTCTGCTGAGCTGCCGCGCGCCGCCGCAGCTGGTCGATGACGGAGCCGGGCGGCGCATCGGCACGGAACTCCTGAGGGACCTCGGGATCGGGCTGACCTGCGTCGGCGCTCTCGACGTGGATGGTCATGGCGTCAGGGTCTCCACGGTGAAGTGAAGCTCGACCATCGCCGCGTCCTGCGAGGTCGAGTCCACGGTGGGCGGGGTGAACGTCTTGAGCGTGCCGGAGTACACGAAGGGCGCCCCCTGCGGATTTCCGTGGAAGTCGAGCGGCGTGAAGCCGACCGACCCACGGCCCGATCCGACATGCTGGTTGTAGAACGAGAACAGTGGATGGTCTCGAGTTGCGTCGTAGTAGCGGCTGATGGTCAGCTCACCGACCGTAGGACGCCCACCGAGGCTGATCTGCGCGAGCATTCCGCCCGGCGGATACAGGTTCTCGTCGCTGTCCTTCTCGCCGCCATCTGACGTGTCCCAGATTCCCAGGTCACGTCCTTCGAGGACGCACGAGATCAGCCAGGTGTCTTGGCGTTCGGGGTTTGCCACCTACATCACCTCCTAGGCGGCGGCCGGCAGCGGCCGCTCTGTCCGGTACTTGACCAGGTTCAGAACGACCCACTCCGCCAGCTTGCTCGTCTTGAGCAAAACGTTGGCGTGCAGCTCGCCGTTGACCATGGTCTCGAGCGTGTTCGGCTTGTCCGTGTCGATGCGGAAGGCTTCGCCTGCCGTCTCGCCGTACAGCGCGTTGGCGACCCAGAACCGAGAGCACACTCCGGTCAGGGCGGTGTTGACGCGGGACAGGATCTGCTTCTTCCCATCCATCGTCTTGAGGACGTACTCCTCCAGGACGGCGTTGCACTCGTGAGCGATCATCATGATCACCCTCGACTCCTGGAAGAACAGCCAGTTGGTCTCGGACGGTCCGGCCATCGTGCGGTAGCCGTACATCCTGACCTGACCGTAGACCTCCTTGAACAGAGCGGCGCCCAGATCGTTGAGCTCCTCACGGTCCGAGTCGATGTACGACTGACCCAGCCCGAGGGCTCTGACGGAGTAGCCGTCCACGCCAGCTGCCGACAGACTGGGGTCGCCCTGCTTGTCGCAACGCGCGATGATTCCGGTCTGGACGCCAGTTGCCGGCACCAGGACGGTCGCGGGCGGGGTGTCTGACGGGTAGGTCACCCTGGGGCCGACGCCGAGCATGTTGCGGATGCCAGGAGTGTCGTACAGCGATCCGAGGATCGTGGCGATTGCGTTGGGGTCGGGATCGTCAGGGAGATCCCATAGCCCGACGCGGTAGGTGTCGATCGTATGCTGAGCGACGCGCTCGCATGTCCCGACCTCGGCCGAACCCGGCACGGACACCTGGCCCGGGCCCAGCTCGTACGGGAACTGCTCCAGAGCAGTCGTCAGCTCGACATCCGTCCAGGCGGGATCGTCGGCGCCACCAGCCAGATCGACTGTTGCGCCAGAGACGGGATCGCCAGGTGTGGCGACCGTCGGCGGCGTGAATATGACGTAGCTGCTCCGTAGCTCGGACCAGCTGATCGCATCTTCCATCGTCGCCAGAGCCGGACTCTGCTCGACCAGCTCGCCGCTGTCCTCGACTTGGTAGATGATCCCGCCGCGCGCCTTGTCGGTCATCGAGGTCGGATCGACGGTCTTCACCGTCAAGGAATCCGCCCACGTGCCGACGCCACGTGCCGTGACGTGCAGGAAGTCGCCGAGGTCACCCTCGGACTCCAGAGCGTCAGGACCGGCGACCGGGCTGACGTACAACGTCGCGCCACCGGACTCCTCGAAGTGACCGCGAGCGGCGTCATACATGTCCTTGGTATCGGCGGTGCGACCGCCGTACTTGCTTGTGAACTCCGAGAACGACTGAACCATTCCAGCCCGCCCTCGCTCCGTGACCCCGACCATGAAGCCCTGTGACGGATCGAGGTTGGCCTCGGCAGTCACC